AAAATAATCTTGGTCAACTGCCATTTGATTAAATCTCATGTCCACCTGACCATTACGTGGATCAGATATTGGTTGTCTTTTAAATCTGTTTGCAACTTTTTGTACATAAGGTTCAATATCCTTGTCGTCCATGTTACCAACAAATACTTTGAATACACGTCTTTCAGGTGCTCTCGATGTTCTGTAAATTAACATCGCATCTTCAGCAAGAAGTAATTGTTTCCAAATTCTTCTAATCTTATCTAACATAGAAGTACCATATGGTAATTTTCTATCGTCACCTAATAATCTAAAGTGTGCCACTTCCCAAGCTTGAAATTCCATGTCCTTATTTTTCCATTGGAATCTCAATTCTCTTGATATCATTTTAATATCAGGATTCGTATTCGGAGTCTTTGCTGCGGCACCCTCAATTCTTTCTATTTCAAGGTTTGGTAACTGTTGACAACCAACAACTCCCTTCTCAGGGTCTATTTTTAAATAAACAAAATCATCTCCATACTTACAAAGACCTCTAGTCCACATTTGTAGGTTGGTATTAACATCTAATTTATTTAAAAATAAATCTTCTAACGCTCCTTTTACTCTATCCGATTCAGAATATATTGTTAATATCTCACCCTTCTCAGACATTGTTGTGGATTCTTCCGCATAAATGTCAAGTGCTGCAGAAATTTCAGGAGTAAACTCCATAGATTCGTAATCATAATATGCCGCTAACCTATTCGGTTCATAATAAACCGATTGGTTATATAATGAATTATCTAATTTAGCCCATTTATCTGCGATATATTGAGATTGTTGAGCTTGTAACATTGATTTTTCAAACTCTTCCCTACTATCTGTTTTTAATAATTCATCTTTATTGAAATTAAACGATGGTGTTTCTTCTTTTGGCGATTGGCCAGGAAACCCAAACATCTGAGTTAATTTCTGAAAGACTGTTAAATTCTGTTCTGCCATGTATATAAATACTTTTCTTTATAATATAAACTAAATTATTCGTATAAGAAAGGATTATTTAGAAGGTCCAAATAACCACATATATTCTTGATACTGATTTTTACCGGGTACATTTCTTGTGTCATTAAACGATGGATTATTATCCATTCCCATGGCACCAACTTGGTCAAAAGATGTTCCATATGAATAATGTGTCCTATTATTTGGTTCATACGTTCTTTCAGATAACGTCCAAGACTCCATCATTGCAATGTTTTTGGAGGTATTTCTTTCTAACTGATTAAAACAAATATCACCCGCATATAGTGCCATAGATAAACTCATAATTGAATCATCATGAGCACCTTTCATGTGGTCAGGTCTTCCATTAATATAAACAAAAGTGTTTAATTCGTTCAATAATCTATTTGACCTAATAGCAAAACCTTTTCTTACTTGTTCTTCAAATGCCGCAACAATTTGTGTTCTTTTGTTATTGAAATTTAAACCCGGTATTTTCTCCATTGACTTTTTATTATACTCCCAAATATTCTGAGTATTAATACCATCAATGTAAAGGTTTTTATATTGCATCTCTTGTAATTTTCTTGACGTTGCAATACCCATACCTCCAGTAATATCAATTACTATAAACGCATTTCCATTCAATACCCCCCATTTGTAGGCGACTGACGCCAAATCATCAGGAGGTATTTTACCAATATATTCAACAACCTGTTCTCTATCGTCAAAATCAATAATATTAATTGATGAGAAATCCTCACTATCACCTCTACTAACATCGACTCCCATAATATATCTATGACCTATTTCAGGTTCTTTCCATTGCCATAAAGTGGCTTGCATATATTTTTCAATAGGTTGTCTAATTAAATTCTTAGCAATATTTTCTTGTATATCACCAGGTATTACACCATCACCTGAACCTAAGAAGTCACATTCCAATTCCTGAGCAATCTTACGTCTGTCATATTTGAATTTTTTAGACATCGACTCAAACCAAGAAGAGAATGGTTTATATCCTTGTTCTTCCAATTCTTGGTATTTTGTAATGTCAAAATCATATAACACAACATCATTGTCATCATATTGTTCTCTGTTTAACATATAATGACAAATATCATTACACTTAACCCAACGTAAGTCTTTGGTATAACGAGGGTCTTTAAACCAACGTAAATCTGTAATGTGGAAATCATTCATTCCACGAATTGCTTGGTCATAAACACCGTAATAAATTGGGTCGTAACCATTTGGTGTGGAGATTAGAATAATCTTACCTCCTGTTGATAGGGACGCCATAGATGCCGCCCAAAAGTCTTCACCTGCTTCAATGTACGCAGCTTCGTCAAATACAAGTATAGTTGGTGTATAACCACGTAACGCATCCGCAGATGTTGCTACGGCTTTAACCTCACAACCATTATTTAATCTAAATCTACTCTCGGAGTTTTTATCGGGTGAAAATCCAACATTAATCCATTCAGGCCATTGCTCAAGAAAATTTCGAATTTTATTCGCCATTTCAATCGCGGTATCTCTCTTGTTTGCGATAACAAGTACTCTCTCAGGATTTTCGGGTTTTGCTAATTGTAATTTTTTTGAAATCCACGCGGATGTTACAGTGGAAACCCCCGCCTGTCTATATTTTCTTGTTATGTTCTCATTATACTTATCATAATCCAAAATCAATTGTTCTTGGTCTGGAAATAATTCCAACGGAACATATTTTTTTTGTGTATTATCGTAAGTTTGTAAATAAGTTTTAAGAGCATATGGAGTATCTTTCATTATTCTCGCATATTCCTTAAGTTGTTCTATTTTAGAATTCATATATATAAATATGAAAAAAGGAGGTTAAAACCTCCTTCTATATTATCTTACTGGTACTAATTCACCACCATCATCGTCATCATCTAAATCATCATAATCGTCATCCTCACTAAATGATATTCCAAGTTTAGATAAAAAGTCCGACATTGATTCATCACTAGTTTCAGATGCAACATCATCCAAATCTTTTCTAAATAAATCTAAAGATTCTTCATATGCTTCTTTCTTTAACATGTCTTTTATTCCGTTAATATACTCATTCATTAATCTAACCCCAACCTTGGTTTGTCCAATGGCTTCTTTCATGAATGTAAGAAATTCTTTAGGTGGTAATGAATATATTGTTTGGAAAAAATACAATTGTATTTCTTTCATATTTTCTTCTCCAAATAAATCGCCAGGAATAATATCCATTAATCTTTCCCAAATTTTTGGTCCGATTCTTATATCCCAAGTTTCTTTATAAATGGTATCTTCATGTTCTCTAACTTTTTCCCACATATCTAAGTCATGCTCACCAGATTTTGTCTTAGGAGTTCCGTGAACCGCCATTAAATCTAAAAATCCTTTAAAACACTCATGAACTAAAACGGGGAAGTTAACACCTCTAACTCTAATTACGGGTCCATTTTCACCCTGTTCAACTTCTTCAGTACCTGCAGGTTTAAAACCAGGTCTATCAATTTTTGAATTAATATCTTCGTCTTCTAATTGCCAATACATTGCATCATTTACTGACATCATAATACCGTATAAATCTACAATATTTTTTGAGCCTGTAATCTTTTTAATTTCATCTTCTACCATGTGGTAACTATAATGACCTTTTTCCGATGCTCCTTGTGTTATGGCATTTATAAGTCTTCTTTTTGCTCTCTCTAAATTTAATTTCTGTAAATCAGTAAATAAATCTTTTTCTATTTCAATTTCTTCGGCGGTTGGTTCTTCAGTTTCCTTTTCTTTATTAAATCCACCAAGACTCATATCTTGTAATGGAGTTAATTTTACATCCCACTCAACACTTCCCTCAGGTATATCAAAATGTTCTGTAACCAATCTAATTGCTAATTGTTCAAGCTCAGTTGTATGTGACTTTTCAATCATCATAATTTGAGTACTCGCTTGCTTCATTAACGTCATTAATGAGTCAAATTTTTCTTCCCCCTTCATTGTTATCGGAAGCTTATCTCCCAAATATCTATTAACTTTTGCAACAACTTCTTTGTATCTTTCAGAACCCAAAAATTCTAAAAAGTTTTGTTTTTCTGGTTCGTCACCAGCTGGCATTGGTACTTTGCTAAGGGGGGTTTCTCCTGACTTTAATTTCTTTTCAATATCTGGATGTGGTCTATGTTCTGAATCATAATCCATAGCCATTTCATAAATTTGTTCAGCAGCGGAAATTTCTCTTGCAAGTATTTCCATTAAATCTTTTTTTCTCATTATAAATTATATTTTACATTTTAACCTTAAGCCGCCACTTTCTCTCTGTCCCTATCCTTTTCTTTCTTTTCTTCTTTTTTCTTTGGACTTGTTTCAGGGTCTCTCTCCGCTTTAGGTCGTTGTTTTGGGATAATCTGAGGAATAACCGAAGGTTTTGGTGCAGTACCCGGATCAACTTTTGGTTTAACTGGTGCGGGTTTTGTTGTGGTACCACCTTCCTTAATTTCACCATCCATTGATTTTAATGTGTTCCATTTAAACATATCTGGAAATTTTGTGTTGTTAACTTCATTTATTTTAGAACTAATCATTTCCATGATTTCATTCTTTGAAGTTAATATATGAAAAAATTTCCCTTCTGCCAAACTTTCGACCCATTCTTTTGTTTCAGATTTCTTTTTCTTACCTTCTTTTTTCTTTTCTCCTTTTAATTCTTTTGAATCCATAAACTCAGGAATACCATTGTGACCCTTAGTTACCTTAGGACCAACACCACTCTTTTTTTCTCTCAATTCAACATTAATACCTTGGTCTGTGTATTTTTTAAGGTCATTAGGGGTAGTACTTCCAGACATAACAACACTACCTTTTTTTTGCTCACTCAAATCGGTTAACATTCTTTCAGCCAAATCAACCAATTGTTTATCTGATAGATTTACCAAAGTTTTTTCTGATAAACCTTCATTTATAAGTTTTTGAACTAATTCAAACCTTTTCATATGTCTTTAAATTTAATTTCCTCTTTTATTAATGGGAATCCTCTTTGTTTTAATTTTTTTGCAACACTATCTAAAGATTCACCGAATTTGAATGTTAGTCTTTCGTCTTCTGAGTTGATGTTAAATTTTTCCCATGCAAGTGCAACTACACCATCTACAGCATCAATAACTCCGAAATAATCGGAGTCTTGAACTAATTCTAAATTTAAATCTGTATTCTTTAAAAGACCTACCAAATCAACATATTCAATATCGGGTGATTTGGGTAATGATGTAGCTGAAGATGGAATTACAAACCACTCGTCCATGTCAATTTCAGTACTTGTGCTGAATATGAACTCGTACTGTTTTTGACCTTTGTAATCGGAACCAATTTCATTAACATATATTAATTTCATTTATTTGAAATATTTTCCAAGTGTAGTATTAATACTGTTGCTAATTTCTTTTTTAATCTCATCTAAGTCTAACTCAACTTCCTCATCGTCCATTTCTTCTTCGTCCTCATCATCATACATACGAGACGGTCTATCATCCATTCGATAATCGTCCATCGGGTCATAATCTAAATGTGTTCTATCTTCATATGCTGAATCTGGGTCAGGAACATATTCGTCATATTGTTCATTTTCTAAATCTGCATATTTTGATAAATCAATTTCACCACTAATTTCACCGCCATCTATTGGTGCATTGATGAATCTTTCTAAAGCATCCATAGTTACGTCTTCCTCACCCAATTCTTTATCGGTGGTTGGTTCTTCTGATGGTACTTCATCTTCCATAGATGGTTCTTCAGCGGGAACTTCTTCACCACCTTCTTCCTCTTCATCTCTATCGAATTTCTTACCGATTTCTTCTAAATCTTCTAAATCTAATTTATCTAAATCAACGGCAGATATAATCATATTTAAAACGTACTTGATGTCATCGCTTTCCATTTTCATATGTTGGTCTCTAAGTTCTTGACCTAACTTACCCGCATATTTTTGAATTTCAGCCATATAATCAGAACGCTTCGACTCTGCCGACTCTTCTCCTCCCTCACTAGATTCTGGTGATGGCTCAAGTTCTGCTTCAGGTGCTGGCATTTCCATATCACTTGGCATATCAGGTGCAGGTGCAGGTTCAGCCGATGGTTCCATTGGAGGAGTAATCGGTGCGTCTGCTGCCGGATCAGATAACGGAGATTCTGTTTTTGGCGATGAAGGTTTTAAAACATATTTTGTAGCCTCATTTAATTCTTCTTGACCTTTTAATAATTCAAGTCTTTTTAGAGCTTCTGAATATGAACTAAACTTGTTCTTATTTTTCATGAACATACCACCGATATAATCAAGTGATGATTCATTTAAACCACTTTTTACATAGTATCCGTCTTTTTCTCTAACGATACCATAAACACAACCTGTTTTAGATTCTTTAACTAATTCAGGTTTAGATGATGTGGTCTTTTTATTCTTTTCGTTGTAGTACGTAAGTTCAAGGATTCTTTTTAGTTTTTCGTCCGCATTTAACTTTTCGCTACCAAGAGGTTTTAAATCTGCCATTGTTTTAATATTAAGATAAACTTATTCTTATCCTATAAATACATAGATATAGGGAAAAATATTAAGGTATTTATTGTGTTATGGACAATTTTTTATCTGTTATGTCCGTTTTTAGTTTGAGTAATTTCCCTATGTAACCGTTTCTACGTAGTAATTTGAAGGTTAAATTTTCATAAGAGTATTCACCTCCTGATTCTAATCCACATTGTCTGAAGGATTTTAATTTTTTTCTTAGGTCTTCTAATTCACCCAAAACATTTTGATTCTTACCCTTTTTAACTAAGTAATCAATCTTTTTAGCGTACTCCTCGCCTTTTTCTAATATTTTTCTATCATCAATATTAGGTTTATTTCTTTCCGGTTTTATTACCCATTTGTTGTTTAACACCGAATAAACACCAGACGAAACATGTTCTTGCTTTATATCTTGAACATATATCTCAACATCATAACCTTTAATTTTGATGTTGTATCTATTGTTCCACACTCTTTCTTTAGAGTCAAAAAACTCTTTTAATAAATCTATTGGATAATTTGATTCTTCAAAATCTATAATAATATGTAAATCTACATCGGAATAATTTGACCAATTATAATTAGCCAATGAACCCGTCAATACAATATCATGTATGAAAAATTCAATCCCTAATGTATTAACAAACTCATCAGATATTTTTACTAATCTTTTCCTAATATCTTGACGCATTGAAATTTCATTATCTGATGTATCAAATATTTGGTCAGATAAAGATTCTTTAGGTTTAAATGAACCTACGATTTTTTTGTCCTCGTCTCTATCCTCTATTAGTTCTTCAAATAAACTCATCCTTTTTTTGTATAATTATAACTTCTGGCGATATTCTCGTTGAAGTATTTTCCTTGTGACTCGGCAAGTCTAAACTTAGCGAACTTATTCCAAGGAACTTTATTATACTCATAAATAGCACCGTTGTTAAAAGTTACCGTTAAATCCTCTGTTTCGGTATTGAAAGATGCAGTTTTTAAATTAGATGAATTGATTACAACATCAATTATCTTTCCATTAATACTTTCTGATATAATTGCCATATTTGATATTTTAGTACTATAATATACATAATAAATATCAAACAAAAAACCCTCACAACGGAGGGTTTTAATATTATCTTGTTACGGTGAATTTACCTAATTGTGAATTACCACTTAACATTCCGGGTGAATCTGAATATAATTCAAGAGATTTCCCATTTTTTAATGATTCCCCATTATACGATCCGGGACCAGCTACCGTACCTACCATAAAGTTTGGTTGTGCTGCGGTGATTTTTATTGTGTACATTTGACCATCAACATCTCTTTTAGCATTAACTACTTGACCCACACTAAAATTTTTAGGTTGGTGTTGTTCGTTTACTAACGTTCCGTTTAACTTTTGGTTGGCCTCCATTATGTTTTGTAATTTTGCGAGTCTCTTGTTCATATTTTAATAAGTATATGAATATAAATATTCACTCATATTAAAAAAAATCCCCGATAAATCGAGGGTTTAATCTTAGTTAAGTGAAATTAATCTTCCAACCGATTGTGAACCAAATGTCTAAAACTAACATTTAGACATTCATTAGACATTTTTTTAGACATTTCGTCTTTTATTTGTTTTTTAGAATGAAAAATGTTATGTTTGTATAAACTAAACTCATAATAGAATGGCAGTAGATTTTTTTGAAGAAGGACCAACAATTAACCCTAAAAAAACGAGAAAAGGGTCTAATACACCAATATTGGATAATTTCTCTAGGGATTTAATAAAGCTTGTCGAGGATGGCAAAATTGACCCTGTGGTTGGGAGGGATAAGGAAGTTAAAAGAATCGCTCAAATTCTTTCTCGTAAGAAAAAGAATAATGCTGTGATTGTTGGTGACGCAGGTGTGGGTAAATCGGCGTTAGTTGAAAAATTAGCTTTGTTGATTTACAAGGGTGAATGTCCAACAAATCTTTTGGATAAAAGGATTATGGCATTAGATTTAACAGCATTAGTTGCTGGTACAAAGTATAGAGGTCAATTCGAAGAAAGAATTAAAGCTATTTTAAATGAATTACAAGAAGCACCTAATGTTATTGTGTTCATTGATGAGTTGCACACTATGGTTGGAGCGGGTAATGCCAGTGGAGCTATGGATGCTGCAAATATTCTCAAACCAGCATTAGCTAGAGGTGAAATACAATGTATTGGAGCAACAACATTTGATGAATTCAAAAAACACATTGAAAAAGATGCGGCTTTAGTTAGAAGATTTCAAAAGATTATTTTGAAAGAACCAACTATGTCTGAAACCATTGAAATATTAAACAATTTAAAATCATCATATGAATCATTCCACAGAGTGGAATATCAAGATGGTGTTATTGAAACTATTGTGAAACTTTCAGGTAGATACATTACCGATAGACAATTTCCTGATAAAGCAATTGACGTGTTAGATGAATTGGGTTCCGAAAAAAGAATATCTCTTAGAATACCTGAATCTATCGAAAAATTGAAAAGGTCTGCTGATGAAATCAAAGAGAAAAAAATACTCGTAGTTAAAAGTCAAAACTATGAACAGGCGGCAAAACTTAGAGATGAGGAAAGAAAAATAATTGAAAAATTAGAAGATGAAAAAGTAAAATGGTCCGAAAAACAAAAGGATAATAAAATCCCCGTTTCAATTGACGATGTTTACAATATAGTTTCTAATGTGACTGGCGTACCAATTACCAAATTAGATACCAAAGAAACTGAGAAGTTATTAAAAATGGAAGAAATTCTTTCTAATAAAGTTATTGGTCAAGACGAGGCTATTATATCAATATCTAAAGCAATTAGAAGAAATCGTGTTGGTATTAAAGATGCAAATAAACCTATTGGTTCATTTATCTTCTTGGGTTCAACGGGTGTTGGTAAAACATTCTTAGCTAAATCAATTGCAGAATTATTGTTTGATGACCCTGATAAAATCATTCGTGTCGACATGAGTGAATTTATGGAAAAACACAACGTATCGAGATTAATTGGTTCCCCTCCGGGATATGTTGGTTACGATGAAGGAGGTCAATTAACCGAGAAAGTTAAAAATAACCCATTCTCCGTAATTTTATTTGATGAAATTGAGAAAGCACATAAAGATGTTTTCAATATCCTACTTCAAATATTAGACGAAGGTCATTTAACTGATTCATTTGGTAGAAAGGTAAACTTTACAAACACAATCGTAATCATGACCTCAAATGTTGGGGCTAAGAAAGTATCCGATTTTGGTGGTGGTGTTGGGTTCAGTACGTCTTCAAGTGAAACGCAGAAATATGAAGTTAGAAAATCAATTATTCAAAAATCACTTAAGCAACAGTTTAATCCTGAATTCTTGAATCGTATTGATGATATTATCTTGTTTAATGCGTTGAATGAAACAACGTTGAAAAAAATCATCGATATTGAAATTCAAAAATTAACTAATAGACTTACAGATAAGAATTATAAAATTAAATTTGATAAGTCTGTTACAGAAAGAGTTTTTGAATTGAATTCACAAGAAGAATATGGTGCAAGACCACTTAAACGAATTATTCAAAATCTATGTGAAGATTTCTTAAGTGAAGAAATTTTAAGAGGTAATATAAAGGAAAACCAACCTATTACTTTAAAATACAAAGACGAAAAATTAATAATTTCCAAAAAAATGTTGTAAATACTTGACTTTTTTATAAAGTCATATATATTTATATTCTTGGAGGTTCTCTTTGTCGATTACCTTTTCGTTTTTTTCAAAAGTAAGTGGAGTTGAATCCGCCGAAAGACCTATAAACCCCGACACATCGTTGGGGTTTTTTATTTAAATTTGTTTATCTGAACTATATTTCGTATATTTAATATTATGAAAAAATATACATTTATTTTGGCTATTGGTGTTGCACTGACACTAACAGCTTGTGGTTCAGGGTCAACCACAACCGAAACAACTGACTCTACGGCAGTACAAGCCGACACTACTGTAGTGGCAGATTCTACAACCGTTTTGACAGATTCAACTGCAAACGTTAAATAAAATTTGGGCCGGATTAATTCCGGCTCTAATTTATTTTACAATTTAAAATCTCTCCCATATGGATACAAATGTTGAAAAAGAAGGTGATTTAATCCTATTAAGAGGTTTACCTGGCTCGGGTAAATCAACATTAGCAAAAATTATTTTACAGTTACCAACAAACAAAGAACCTGAAGTATTATCTGCTGATGATTTTTTCCTTGATTCAGACGGCAATTACAATTTCGATGTTACCAAAATAAGAGAGGCTCACAACTACTGTCAATTTAGATGTAGTGAAAGAATGAGACAACAAAAGTCAAGAATTGTTGTTGCTAACACATTTACACAAGAATGGGAAATGGAATCTTATTTTGATATGGCTAAAAGATACAATTATAGAGTACACACCGTAATCGTTGAAAATAGACATGGTGGTGAAAATGTCCATGGAGTACCTGAGGATAAACTTCAACAAATGAAGGGCCGTTTTCAAATCAAACTTTAAATGAGTCAGTTTATTGCTTCTTACACAAATCCTTATTCCAAGTCTCCAAAAAAAAGAAATGATTTCTTTACAAGAATTAGAAAAATATTATCAAGATGGTTTGCTTTTAAAGCAAATTCACCCAAAATATGATTTAACGATTTGGAATTATTCTCCAAAAGTTCAATATGATAGATTGTGGGATGATATTACTATACAGTGTCGTGGATTAGTTACTAATTCAAAAGGTGATATTGTTGCGAGACCATTTAAGAAATTCTTTAATTACGAAGAACATAAACCAGAAGATATACCTAATGAAGAATATGTGGTATATGAAAAGATGGATGGTTCTTTAGGTATTCTTTTTTATTATGAATATGAATTGAGTGAGGAGAGAAGATATAACATATGGTTTAATAACAATTATGAAACCGGTATGGAGAGATTCTTCGTCCCACACAATCTACCCAATTACGATGACCCGTATTATAAACCCACACCGAAGACAATGGGTGAATGGATATTAGCCACTCGCGGATCGTTTACTTCATCACAAGCAATTAAAGGGAAAGAAATACTTAACAAATACGATATTAGTTCATTAAAAAAAGATAATACCTATTTGTTTGAAATCATTTATCCTGAAAATAGAATCGTTGTTGATTATGGTGATGAAGAAAAATTAGTTGTTCTCGGTGCATTTCATACCGAAACAGGTGATGAAATAAGTGATACTGATTTGTTTATCATGACCGAATTAGGATTTGAAGTTGTTATTACTTATAAAACGTGGGGTGAAGGGTATGATTTATTACAAGAAGAAATATCAAAAAATAAAGAAGGATATGTAATTCGTTTTAAAAACGGATTTAGAATGAAAGTTAAAGGAGATGAATATAAACGTCTCCATAGAATATTAACCAATATATCAAATAGGGATATTTGGGAATATCTAAAAGAAAATAAACCCTTTGATGAGATATTAGATAAGGTACCCGATGAATTTTATAATTGGGTTAAAGACACTAAAGAACTAATTTTAAATAATTTTAAAAAAATTGAAGAGGAATATCAGTGGATTTTTAAAGTAATCATGAGGTCAGATGGTGTGAATGATAGAAAAATTTTCGCATCTTTCGCTTTAAGATATAAACATCCATCAATATTATTTTCAATGCTAGACAAAAAAGATTATAAAGATATAATTTGGAAAATAGTATATCCAAATTATTCAAAACCATTTAAGAAAGATGAATAGAGAAAAAATTAAATTATACTTGGATGACGTTAGAACTCCAAATGATGAAGAGTGGATTGTTGTTAGAAACTACGAACAATTTGTGGATAGAATCAACCAACACGGATTGGAAAATATTGAAGTAATTTCACTCGACCATGATTTAGGTGATAGTGCCATGACAGAATATTACAATAATGTAAAAGATAACTACACATTAGATTATAGTAATATATCTGAAAAAACCGGATACGATGCGTGTAAGTTCATTGTAAATAGGAGTATTGAAACAGGAATTCCTTTACCTCAAATATATGTTCATTCGGCAAATCCAATCGGTTCGGGTAATATGATGGGTTATATTAATAATTATTTAATGAACTGTAGATTACCCCAAACATGTATTCGAGTTCAAATACCACATAGGATAGGTGAAACATTTCAACTATCACCCGAAGCAAGAAACGCAAAGTGGAAAAATAAATAAACGAATTTTTGTTAAATAAAAAATTTCGTATAACTTTATCAGACTAAAACCAAAAAAACCATGGCATACAAAGGAACAACAAGAACCCCCTACAAAAAGATTTACTTCAAAGGAAGATACAAAGATTTTACCGATTTTTATGATGAGGCAAAAAAACCAATTTATGAGGCAATCATAGAAATTTTTAAAGGATTTAAAGACAATAATAAACGCGTTTTAAGTCTTTATTTAACCGCATTAATACAAGGGTTAGAATGGGATTCAGAATTCAAATTTAATAGAAATGAAACAATTGTATTAATGAGAGACGTTTTACCATATTTTGAAAGTGTTGAAGATTATGAAAAATGTGCAGAAATAAAAAATCTCTACGAAGAGTTGACTAATTCAAAAAAATTAGTTACAATTTAAATGTATCTGGGAGAGAGATACTTTTTATTTTTTGTCATATCCCTAGTTGTTTCTACGACTAGGGATTTTTTATTGTACTATTAGAGGAACTTCTTGTTATTATTCTATTTTTCTTTGTTTTATATCATTTTTGTTGTATTTTTCTAATAGTTATATAAAAAAAATACAATATGTTAAATTTAATTATAGGAATATTCTTACTTTGTTCATCATTGGGAGCGGTGATTTCAAAAACAAATAAAGACTTTGGTTCTAAAAGACAAAGACAACACACTCAACCTTTACAAGTTGATAAAGAAGTAATGTCTTAAAGCATCATTCTTGAACCAATTAGGAAATTACTTAACATTGGTGAACCTGGCGCCGTATTTAGGTTTAATTTATAATTAAGACTAAGTCCAAATCTTTTACTAAGTTTATAGTCAAAAGATGAGCCAACCAAAAAACCAAAATGTCTATTTACAGTTGTTTCATTTGTAAGTGTATTATAACTAATTGGTGAGAACATAATAAACGTCTGTGGTGACACAGTTAATTTTTTAGAATACTGATATGGCTTTGTCCAAAATACAACACCTGATGTTGAAAGGTTTATACTTTTCTTATCATTCGCTGCAGGTAATACTAACACAATGGTACCTACATTGTATCCGAATGTGCCAAATTTTGGGTGTGGTTTAATCCACGTATATCCCAATAAACTCATATAGTTTCCATTTAAATAAGCTGCGGTTACCGAATAACTATTAATAGAGGACAACACACCTTTATCATTTAGTTTTAATTGTGTCATTCCACCCGATAATGCAAATTGATTAAAGGTTGACCAAATCATACTGTTTAAACTATATGATTTATCACCCATTAATGATGATTTAGAAACACCAACAGATAAAATGGCGTTGTATGTACCATCTACATTTTGAGCTGTTGTTAAATCTGATGCTAACAATAAAGGATTAACGTTTTGTGCTTTTTGTTTTTTCTCCTCTTTCTTTTTCTCTTCCTTCTTTTCTTCTTTTTTCTCTTCCTTAGATTCTTCCTTCTTTTCTTCTTTTTTCTCTTCCTTACTTTCTGATTTAGATTCTTCCTTTTTTTCTTCACTTTTACTTTCAGATTTAGATTCGGATTTACTTTCTGATTTAGATTCACTCTTTGTTTCTGATTTAGATTCAGATGAAGATGATGAACTACTTTTATTCTCAGATGAAGAAGAATTTGATGATGATGAATTTCCTCCAGATGAAGAAGATCCCGTATTTGATGTTGAATTGCTTGTGGTTCCCGCAGATGACGTACCACCACTTGCGGCGGATGATGCTGCTCCACTTGTTGCTGAGGATGCGGTACCACTTGCGGCAGATGAAGCTGCGTTATTTGCGGCAGATGAAGCTGCCCCACTTGCGGCAGATGAAGCCGCATTACTCGCGGCAGACGAAGCGGCATTACTTGCTGCAGACGAAGCGGCATTACTTGCGGCAGATGCCGCAGCTGAGGCGGCTGCGGAAGCGGCCGCTTGTGTTGCTTGTGTTACTGTTTGTTGAACGGTTTGTTGTACCACTATATTTGTAGGACATGGTCTCGCACTATATGCGATATATGTTGCTTGTAACCAAGATTGCATAGCACCTGCTTGTACTTCTAAAGGTGTAAATGTTCTTACTTGGTCATAAAAAGAAACAAATGCGTTACCGTTAACGTATGTGATTGTTGCAACTTTTACTTCACCACTACACTTATCAACATAAGTTTGTGTCATGGTTGTTTGAGCTTTAGACACAAAACTAAACATTAATAAAAGGAGAGAGATAATTATTTTTTTCATTTAGAAGTTTACACCTAACCCAAAAGTTTTGTTATTGATTATTGGGTCGTAATCAAACTTTATTGTTGAATTTTTGAAATCGTGTAACACTCCTATTTTTACTGTTGTAAAATGATTTGAGTATTTAGGGAATGTAATATATCCATAGGCATCTTTTCCACGATATCTTACAATCTCGTTAACACTACCTACCATAAAATGAACTCCGGTTCTTTTAACTCTTTTTCCAAAACCAACATAAAATGAGTTTAATTTAACTAAATCACTAACAAGTGGAAAATCAACGAGGTTTAATCTTCCATGTGGATAAAAAGTTGATCTATCAGGTGTAAAATTATATTCTGTTATAAAATATCCTTTCCCACCAATTGTAAAAAATCCACCAACTTGATTATTGGTTGTTGTTTGAATACCAAAACTAATTACCGGCTTCTTGCCTCGAATTGTATCCTGTTTACCATCTTCATAAACATAAATTCTTTGTGGTTGACGATATCCCCGATTGTCCCAATACCAAGATGGTTGCCAATAGTTCCATCCAAAACCTGGTGCTCCCCACATATCCCATCTATTCCATCCCCACCCATTGTAAAACCATGGGTCATTTATAATCACGTTAGGACGAGAATTATTAGGTCGTGGTCGATTAAAGTCTCTTGGTGATTCGTTTCTCCATCTACTAACATCGTTTCTTTGTGGAGACGATTGTTGAAATGATGGAGTACTTCTTTGTGGTTGTGGTGGATTACTTCTCCAACTACTAACTTGTGAGTAGGCCAATGAAGGAATGAGAAATAATAAAAATAATAGATTTTTCATAGGTATATTATTTACTTACCTATAAATATAAAAAAAGGGGGTTTTAGACCCCCTTTAAAAACTGTTAATATTTTTTTATTTTGTAAAAATCCCTTTTTTAATCATTCTATCTAAAATATTGGCAACCGCAATGTCTAAAGCTTTTTTAGTTGCGATTGAAATTGTTGATTGGTTAAATTTAATTGGGTCGATAGTTGCATCAGACAATAATGTCAATTCTCTTGTTGTCTTCGCTTCACCCAATCCTGAACCACCAAATACCACACCGGTTTCGGCATCTGTAAATCTAACTTGAAGACCTATACGAGTAACCATATTGTCTTTAATACCGTCTTTTAGATTAATCGTCTCGTCTTCAGATATTGAATAGTCATAACATTCAATTGTTACAAAGTATTGTGCTAAATTGATTTTTCCTCTACCATCTAATTTGTTTTCACTAATTCCAGCTTGAGATGCTTGGAATTGTTTTACCATACGATTTTTAATTTCTGTTTTATCTTCAGTAAATTTAAATCTGTTTAAGTTTTCCAAATACTCCATTGAAATATTTGCAACACCAAGACCTACCCTTTTTTCTTTTAATTCAGGATACATTTCATATACCTCATCAGATATACCTGCTTTTAAAATTTGTATTGGGATTTGTGGTCCTTCGTAATCAAGATATGCGGAAATATCTTTTTTCTTTTCAAAATCGGCTTTATATTCTTCAGTTTTAGTTTTGCCAATTGTTTGTGCAAATGTGGTAAATGTAAATAATACACCAACCACTAATAATATAGTTTTTTTCATATTGTTATTTTTCAGGTTCTTCATACCATATATTATCCGGGTTATTTTTAAATGTCCCATCTATTTTCCAAGCAATTTTATTTGAAATATCTCTAGCTCTTTCTTCTTGATTTGTAAAATGTAGATATACCCCAAAAATTTGAAAACTTAATGCAAATCCAATCCAAATAGACACAAGAATTAGATACCCCTTGAATAGAGATTGTCCAATGTTTTTTAATAATAAATTCATAATATATTTTATATATAAATATAATGAAAAAAAAAGGGGGTCAAGAGACTCCCTTTTTTTAACTAAACTATCCCTCAGATTGATTATCTGAATCTAGTTTTGCTGCGTCATG